TCACAGATGCTACGTGGAGTAGCGCAAGTCAATCGTCCAAGCGTTCCAGTACCAACCGAAGCAACAGCAACTGTTACTCCTATCAAGCCAGTAACACCTACTGCTACTGGAGTAGCACCTGCTTGTGCTCACGGAAATATGAACTGGCGTGAGTGGGATGACCGAGATAATCCAGGCACACGTAAGGGTGGATTCCTCTGTGCTGCACCAAAAGACTATACAGGGAGAAAGTGTAAGGCTGTCGGTGTTAAGAACGTATAAAGGTGCGAGAGCCATCACAGTTCGAGGACCCCGCGTGTAGGGGTCTCGACACAGAGATTTTTTATCCTGACCTGTATGAGGCTTTCCAGTACTCAGAGTATGCGTTAAGAACTATACGCAACATCTGTGGTGGCTGTGCTCATAGGTCTGAATGTCTGGAGTGGTCAATGCACCACGAAGGATTTGGTATCTGGGCAGGTACTACTGAGCGGCAACGTAGAGAACTACGCAAGCACGCAAAGATTACACTAAGACTTCCGGAGTACAACCTTGATTGATTTACAAAGAGCGTGGCAAGGCACTCAGGCTAAGGCCGTTCCCTTACCTGATGTCTGGAAAGCGCTCGCCGGTAATCAGATGAAGTTCCGTAGAGGACAAGTCTGTATGGTTGCAGCGCAACCAAATGCTGGTAAGTCAATGTTTGCTCTGGTCTACGCAGCAAAGGCCAATGTACCTACGTTGTTCTTCTCTGCTGATACTGACGCTACGACTGTGGCTCTGCGCTCTGCAGCGCACAAGACACAGCACACACAGATAATGGTCGAAGAGAATCTAGAGTTGACTCCGGAGTTCTATCGCTACCAGTTATTGCAAATGAATCATATCCGTTGGGTCTTTGACCCATCACCTACACTGGATGATATTGAGTTAGAGGTAAAGGCTTACGTCGAACTCTTTGGCTATCCTCCAGAACTTATTGTTGTGGATAACCTATCGAATGTCGTTGCTGAGCAAGAAAATGAATGGTCTGGTCTACGTGCGATTATGACTGAATTTCACCACCTTGCTCGTACCACTGAGGCGTGCGTACTTGTGCTCCACCATACGTCGGAGCAAAGCGAGTTCGGGAAGGCGGATGCACCTCCACCCCGTCGGGCTATCCACGGCAAGATAAGTCAGTTACCTTCGATGATACTCACGTTGGGATTTAATCCTACTGAATCTATCTTGAAGGTTGCTGCAGTGAAGAACAGGTTTGGACCACACTCTGCCGATGGCACGATGTACTCAGAACTGTTCGTTAATTATTCAACCTGCCAAATAGGAGACGCTGACGCACAAGGCAGGGCGTATAGAAACAGCGCCATAGCGGGAGTCGTATAATGAATTGGGAAATCTTTTGGACAGGCATTGCTGTCCTAGCAGTCTATGAAGGAATCAAGTGGGCGGTCAATGCTTTTAGTTATTGGCAACTCAAGAAGGACTACGGTTCTATTGAGAATATCCTTGACCGAATCAACAACGAGGACTAATGACGAACAAGAACGGACGTAAGGGCAGTCTCTTTGAGACTGGCGTAATGAAATGGTTACGTGATAAAGGTGTTATCGCTGAGCGTCTGACCAAAGCCGGGGCTAAGGATGAAGGAGACTTGTACTGTATCGTCGCAGGTCAGACCTATATTCTGGAGTTAAAGAACCGGAAGAAAATAGATTTGCCTGCGTTCTGGGATGAAGCCATCACGGAGGCGAAGAACTATGCGAAGGCAAGAGGACTAGGGGAAGTCCCTCCTGCCTTCGTTGTAGTGAAGAGACGCAACCACGGGATAGATAAGTCGTGGGTCATTCAAGATTTAGAATCGTGGTTACAGGAGAGGCAGTAATGGGTATCTGTAATAAGTGCAATGAAACTGTGGACTACTGCGATTGCATACCTCAGAAGTATCGTGAGCAGATAGCGAAAGAGGTTGAAGAATACGGCAATCGAGAAGGTGGGTTGCCTTGGCATAACTACACAGTGTTAAAAGAAATAATACAAGTAATTAAAGGAGAATGATATGCCAGTACCACAAGGTGAGATAACAACAACAGAAACTATGAGCGGGTTAGTGCCAGAGCAGGAGGCGAAGAAAGATGATAAGTCACTACCGAGTGATGGGCAAGGAGAGAGTGGTGTACAAGACAATGCTGATGGCTAACTCACCAGAGGAGGCTAAGCAAAAGTTCTTGGGTATCCTCAAACGAGGCGACCATAACTCCTATGATATGTACGTATCTGGGATAGAGATTGAAGTGGACCCAACAGAAGAAGAGGCGTGATGAGTGAGGGATTTCGTAGGGCCAGAGGTAAGGGTAAGTCCGATGCCGGGTCGCTACAGATAATCCCTATCGTCGACCACTATGGCGGAGAGGTACGAGAGGGAAGGAACGTGAGCGTGCGTTGCTTCCTTCATCCGGACAAGAGACGAAGCGCTGTCATAGATACTATCAACCAGGTCTTTTACTGCCACACCTGCGCTCAGGGTGGCAATGCTATTAACATCGTGATGATTAAAGAGGGAGTAGATAAGCGTGATGCCTACAAAATCGCAACAGGAATTATTGAAAGGGCTGGCCTCACGTTACCACGCGGCGCTACAGGAAAATCCCGAGGCAATAGCGTATCTCGTAGGACGTGGACTATCTAAGGAAGCGGTTGAGTACGCACAGATAGGCGTCATTACCACTGAGTATGGACCGCACGAATCCTACGCTGGATGGATTTCTATTCCATACATTGTGCTATCAGGCGGGGTAGTGGGCTGGAAGTTTCGGAGATTGCACGAAGGCAATCCAAAGTACGGCTCGCCTGCAGGGCAGAAGTCGCACCTGTATAACGTGAGAGATTTAGATGTTGAGTCAGATGTATTAGTAATCTGTGAGGGAGAGTTCGATACTCTCATCATCTCTCAGATGTTACAGATACCTGCGGTAGGTTGCCCTGGTGTAGCCAGTTGGAAAGAACACTTCCCTCGTTTAGTGCAAGGCAGAGAGCGTGTGTTGATTGTCGGAGATAATGACGACAAGATAGACGGCTCCAATCCTGGACAAGACTTCGCTCGGCGTGTCGCACAGGAGGTACCTAACGCACAAATAGTACAATTACCATCTGGTATGGACATAACGGACTGTTACCTAGCGGAGGGACCGGAGAAACTACGTGAACGATTGGCCCTCTAATGGAAAGAGAAACGATGGACAGCGTGATTTATATTTTGAATGGGTTAGGGTTTCGTGTAGTGGAGATAGATATGGAGCGTGGGAGACTGTGGATAGAGATACCACCCGTACGCCACTAGCAGACCACCCTGCTGTAATGGCTTACCGCAAAGGCGTAAGCACCGAGGACCTTGTGTCCTTCATAGAATCTTTTGCCTCCCTCCGAGCCAGCCGTGTGCGTGGTGTGGGTGCGACACAGTACGCACACGCAACTGGTCAGAGGTTTGAGCAATACTCTTTGGATGACACCATCCGAGAGTTGGTTGAAGAGTTGGCAGATGCCAGCAATTACCTGGACTTTCTTGCTATCAGGGTACTGAGCCTATCTCCTACTATCAAGGAGTCGATTATAGATTGTGACTAGAATCCTTCCAGATGGCGTCGACGAGTTGGTGAAAGAGAGAGCAGCGGTAGTACACAGAAGGTACGGCCGTTGGGTAGAGAGGGAAGACCTAGTTCAAGAAGGGATGCTCTGGTGTGTGACCAGAGTGGACTATATCAGTCAGGCATTTGATGAGCCAGATGCTGAAGCCCGTAAATATAATCTCAAGCGTGTAGGTTGGCAGATACTTCGTGCGTGCGAGCGTTATGCTCGCAAAGAAAAGGCACATCGCTCCGGTTATCTGACCGGAGATGAATACTTCTATGAGACCAGCACCATCGCACAGATGATGCCGCACATCCTCCGCAATATCTTTGACGGAATCTTATTAGAGCAGGCGCAACAGTTAGTGGATGATGGTATGCCACGTCGCTCCTCTGCTCCATCCGAGGGACGTAATCTCCTGGCGATGTTGATAGATATTAAACGTGGCTATGAAATCTTAGAACACCAAGATAGAAAAGATGAAACCAACCACTGCGACTACATCAAGGCTCGTTACTATGACGAGTTGAAGTTACAGCAGATGGCAGAGATGTTTGGTTGCTCAGTATCTACTGCCGATAGGCGGTGCGAGAACGCCCTCAAGGCGTTACAGCGAGTCATCGGAGGAGATAATCCTTGGAGTTAGGCACACTACAAGAGGCTCAGTTATTCGAGTACCTCAAGACCTACCACTACAACGACCTGATAAAATCGGGTAACACCTACGACACCTTTGATTGTGTGTCACAGAAAGCAGGAGTCTATGCCGAACTCAAGTGTCGTCGAACGCACTATCCGGATTTGCTCATTGAGAAAAGTAAATGGGACAACCTGGTCCTCCACGCTCACAGTCAAGACCTCGATGCGTGGTACATCAACTCAACACCAGATGGAATATACGCTTTCCATTTACAACAAGAGTTCGAACCAGAGTGGAGTGAGCGACTTATGCCTGCTACTACCGAGTTTGGAAACCGCTCAAAAATAGGGAAAATTGTGGGCTTTTTGCCCACCTCGTTAGGCAAGGTACTCTATGCCCCTCTATCCTTATAGATGTGAGTTCTGCGCTAACTACCTAGAGATAGAGCGCGGAGTGGATGAAGATAGACCGAACCCTGCGTGTAACTTCTGCGGTGTACAGATGACCCGCGTGTGGTCGGCGCCCTCAGTCCAGTTCAAGGGTACTGGCTTTTATTCTACCGACAATTAGAAAGCCCCGTCCGAAAGGGTAGACGGGGCTTAGATGTAGCGGAGCGGAAAGGGTAAGAATACGCTCAACGCTACACACTTAGTGTATCACAACCTAGTACCAGGGATTACCTCTTGCCTTCTCCCTCTTCCACTTTGCCAACGCTCGGCAGGGACTTGAATAACGATGTTTGATGTATCGCAATCCTTTAAGGATTTGGATAGCGGGGTCGGTGCTTGTCTCTTTGAGTAGTTGTGCGATACCAAAGGCACTACTACGAGGGTTGTTCGCCTTACTATCAAACCTGCTCTCAAAGGTCCATAAAGTTCGCAAACATTTCCACTCGCTCCCTTGCCATCCAAAGCCAGCCTGAGCGTACGCCTTAGCCATCTTCGCATTAGCCCTCTTCTCCTTCATTGTGTCGTGCTTTGCTTGTATTACAGGTATCTCTTTAGGAGGGACGAACTTCGCCCTCTCCCACTCTTGCGCGTGGGGAAGAATGAATAAGGCTAGTACCGGTACCAGTAAGGTAGCCAGCACTAGCCTACGCTTATGGTTCACCTGTTAATCTTCTCCTCTATCACCATTATTAACCACGCTATTGCTATCGCAACGAGCGCACAGATAACTACCTCTCTCATCCTCTCCCCCTTCCCTGTGCTATCGCCTTCCGAATAATCTCTGTAATATCTAATCGCTCCGTTGGTGGGGTCTTGTCGTCGTTCTCATACCAACCGCGAATGAATAGCCTGGAACCAGGCTCAGCGAGGAATCTTTTTATCGCGCTCTCTTCCACATTGGTAAAGACTTTAGACTTGTTCGGCGTTACTATCTCATACTGTGTGGAGAAAGTCATTTCTCTCCCTTCCACACGTCTGACAATTTTCTAGTGGAGCGCTATCAGAATCCCACTCATAGAAACCACACTCAGAGCAGGGAGTATCGCTCTCCCTTCTCTGCTTAGCCATTCCCAGTTCCAGATAGTGAACCATAGACATCAACTCGTTCACTACCTCCTGCCCATTGAGGGCAGGGGAAGCCAGGAGTTTCTCTGCGTTGCGCTTGTGTAACATACTGCGTTCATACAGATAGGTTGCTGTTGGGTCACTCATTTCCTACTTCTTTCTGTGCTGGTAGACACCCTACGCAATAGGCGTAGATAGGTTTATCTACGTTGCCCTCTGAATCTCCCCATACACTTTCATCTAGGTCTATATCCTCTAGACATATATGACAAGTAACTAATTCAAGCATCTTCATATCCTCGCCCTCTCACTCTCTCGTTGGTACTTCTCTTTGCCTAGTTGTTTGGCGTACTCAATTTCCTCATCGGGCGCGGTAGAACCTAGCGCCCGATAGTATTCCTCCATCTCGTCCACTTCCCCCTGGATAAGTAGGCAGAGGTAAGAGCAGAGAGGCGCCGGGTTCCTCCCGTTGCGCCAATGGTCGGAGATAATCTCCTTCCCGCATTGGTTACACTTCACCCTCGTTCCCTCCTTCTGGTAGGTCAATCTTTTTTATCGCCTTCTCGACTGCCTTGCGCCAGTCTCTGGCGTATCCTTCCGCTACTGGTAGCCGGTTCGGGTCGGGGTCTGTCAGGTCATAGAAATCTACCAGCCAGCCAAACTCATCGCCTTTGAGCGACATTACTAACACGTGTTCACTCATTATGCGTTCGCCTCCTCTTTGCTTGGCTCCCATTGGAACCAGCCACCTATCTCACTCTCTAACCAGTAACCGAGGCTATCTCCAGTTGGGTTATCCTCCACGTAGTCTTTTGCCCACTCTGGATACCCTAGTCTTTTCCCTTCCTTATCGAGAAAAGTTACGTCATAGCCGTCATACTCGTTATACGAGATGCTCACTCGATACTCTTCGCCGTCTCTCTCTACAAGAATGTCTAATGAGTATTGGCTAATTTCTTTTTCCAGTAGTGTTACTTTCATTACTCCACCCTTTCTGATGTTGGTTGTCCACAGCGCTGGCAACTCCAGCGCTCGCCGTCAGCGCTAGAGGTGTAGTCCACAGCGCACCCGCATTTCATACACTTACTCATTACGCGCTCACCTCACAATCAGAATACCAAACCTCTCCCCACTCACACCCGCAAAAGTGGAAGAGTTCTACCTGCCTCGCGTGCGTGAGTTGAGCCAACTCTTCCCACGATATTACGACATCTCCATTTGTGTCTATCTTCATTACTTGTTCCCCTTTCGTACTCGCTCTAGCCCTCTTTTATGAAACTCTTCCGCCATATCCAGGAGCGATAGCGCCCCCAGTATTGAGAGTAACGTAATCGCTCCCCATATCGCCAGTATCCAGTCCATATTAGAGCCTCTCATATCGGAGAGCGTTACGCCCCTCTAGTCCAAAGAGAGCAAAGGAAAGGCTCTCGACAGTATGGAAACCCATATCCATACCCACGCCCTCCACCCGTAGCGAGCGGTGGCCGTCTTTCTCCACCAGGCGCCAGCCTAGAGCGTGCGCCGTGTAGTAGGTAATCTCCTCTATCTTGCCATTATTGACGGTGAAGAGGTTAAGGTTACGCGACATACCGGAGGAGGACACGCTACGTTGTAGCACGTAAACAGTCTGCCCCTCCTTCAGATAATAGGAGAGTAGTCTCTCCTTCGCGTACTCTTTCTCCTGCTCTTTCTCTTTCTTCGTAAGTGTTGCCATCATTTACCCTTTCCCGTTCTAGGTCGGTCGCCTAGTATCCGGCTACCAGAGAGGGTACCCTTGCCCCTCTCCGATAGTCAAGCACTACGCGCTAGGAAACTTTAGCCGTGTCGCATTGACCCACGCCTGACCCTCTCCCCCTTCTGGGGTTACGAGGTAGCGAGGCTCCCCGTAGGACATCTTCCCATCTAGTACCCGCACGGGTACACGGAAAGCCTCACTTCGTAAATATCCGACTTGTCCGATTCGTACCGCTAGGTCTGATACCTTCACGCGCCCGCCTCCTCTATCCACATATAGGGATAATCTCTCTCGCTCTTCCACTCTTCGAGCAACTTCTCCGCCTCTTCTCGCGTATCGTAATCCAAGCGCGAGGAGAATCTCGCGTAACTCCTCGCCCGCTTGGGGTTCTCGTACGCCCCGTGTACTGTGTATTTCTTCACGCCTTCACCTCTTCTATAATCGTGAGCGCCTTCTCCTTATCGTATTGCTCACAATACGCCCGCGCCTCTTTTGCGGTAGTAAATGATTCTGCCCAGAAATCTACCTCTCTAGCCAACCAGAACCGCCCCGCCTTCCAGACACCCTTTCTCTGTTTCCATACGTAGTAATAGTAGTGAGCCTTTCCAGGGTAACTCTTTTGATAGTTACATCTCACGTCATCCTTCCATTTCATTTCTTACCCTTTCTACTCTTCAGAATTACTTTTACAGCCTCCAGGCGTTGCCAATCTTCCGCCGTGTTCATAAATCGGGAGATAGGCAACTCCAGCGCCTTCTTCATATTACGTAGGCTTACCGTATCCTGATTACCGACCAACCTCTTTGCCTCTTCTATCGTCATCTCGTACCCTTTCTCTAGTGGGACTAGTTGCCCCCTACCCCTGCCAGGTGTTCTCCTGGCAAGGATAGGCAACCGCTAGGCGCCTAGTAAGCGAATCGCCGTTTTCAACCCGTCAATTTGACCTACGAGGGACATAATGTAGCCATCTGCTCCAGCGTTTGGATATTTTGCGCGGTAGTCTTCTTTATCCGCCTCCAGGTTCTCAATCTCCTGGAGTAGTAACTCCTTGAACGTGTTCATCTTTACCCTTTCTCTATCTGACGGCCTCGTCAGCGCCCGCCTTACGGGTCGGACGCCCCCTGCGGGGCGTTTCGGCCTTAGTTAGTTACACCGCAAGCGGTGATGAATCGGTCGCGGTTGAAATTGGCATTGGTACCGGCGAGAGAATCGGCGAAAACCTCCGCAATAGCCTCCAGCACGTAATCATCCACCATCTCATTTAGGTTAGCGAGAACTCCGGCGATGAGTTCATAATCTTTACGTGTCATATTCTTACCCTTTCGTAGTCTGATGGTGTAAGTGTGAATTTCTTGGTCATTTCGTTTCCCTTTCATTAGTGGATTATTAAGTTATAGGAGAATACTACGGCCTATAGGGCATAGTGTCAAACCTAATTATCGGTCATTTTGGTCATAGATTTTAGTGTCGATTTATCGACATTTAGGAGGCGCTATCGGTTGTTAAGTTACCGAAGAGGCGAGGCGAGTAACTTACTCGCGGGTAACTTAGGGAGGGAAAGGGAGTGCCGGGGAGTGCCGGGGGGACAGCCCGCCCCTCCATCCCCAATAACAAAAGTTATCCACAGGTTGTGGAAAAACTGGGGATAAGTACGCAACGTTATCCACAGGCCACGCCCCCGCGCTCGCCGTGCCCCCTCCCGCCGGGGGTCAAAACGCGGGAAACCGACCCGGGGATTGTAATACGGGGGTGCGGGGGCCCGTTACTCCCACATTAAATATCTCGACTAAAGTGAAGGTATAGTATGTCCGTATTTGTCCTAGTATATTCTGTGAGTTACACCACATTAACAAACTATTTTTCCGCAAAACAGAAAATACGGTATTTTTCCCGCCTTATATATAGTAGGGGGATAAAATCCCCGGAGCACTCTGTGCGGAGGGGATTGGGGGTCGTAAGGCTCCTACGGCGAAGCCTCCGGAGCCACCTAGGCGGAGGAGGCTAACGCCCCCTAAGCGGAACCGTTGGCCGCTTCGATGACGGTGTATTCTGTCTTTTTGCAAAAGACCCTCTCTCCGGATAAATTTTCCACTCCGGATGAAATATCCTATCCGCGCCTTTATCGATAAATCTATTTTTACATTGGAGACTAATGGCTGAGAATACAGCCGATATAGCAAAACGTGTCATCCTCACCTGTGTAGCAGAGGGGATGACTATTGAGGCAGCCTGTAAGTCTGCCGGGAAGTCCATTAAGTCCTACGAGTACTACCGTCGGACCGATAAGGTATTCGCGGACAAGATGGACCGCACCAGACTTGGACTCCAGAAAAAGAACTTTACCTCCAATGATGTCTCCGACATCGATTTCGTCCAGTTCCGGGAACGCTTCTTACATAGTAAGACCTTCCCCCACCAACAGAACTTGGTCGATGTCATCGAAGGACGCGAGCCATCCTGGCTCCATCCCAATATGAAATACGAACCGGGCCAACCCAACCGGATTCTTCTGAACATTCCCCCCAACCACGCTAAGTCGATGACGATAACCGTGGATTATGTAACCTATATGCTCTGTCAGAACCCCAACTTCCGGGTACTGATTGTCTCCCAGACTCAACGTCTGGCTGGTGACTTCCTCTACGCAATTAAGCAACGTCTGACTCACCCAAATTACGAAGACTTACAGAGCGCTTATGCGGCAGGGGTTGGTTTTAATAGCAAGAGCGCCTCTTGGCAGGCTACCCGCGTCACCTTTGGTGACGAACTGCGCGACTCTTCCGAGAAAGACCCCAACATTGAGGCGGTCGGTATCGGTGGCCAGATTTACGGTAAGCGTGCCGATATGATTATTATTGATGACGCGGTGACTTTGGCTAATGCCAACGACTTCGAGCGGCAAATTAAGTGGCTCAACCAGGATGTCCGCTCCCGTCTTAATCCAACCGGCAAGTTGATTATCATTGGTACCCGCGTAGCCCCGGTAGACCTCTATCGCGAACTCCGCAACCCGGATAGATACCCAGGTGGTATTGTTCCGTGGACCTATCTGGCAATGCCAGCGCTTTTGGACACAGCAGATAAGCCCGAGAACTGGGTAACGCTCTGGCCGTGGTCCGACCAGGCTTTCGATGGACAGCCGGAAGAAGAAAAGAACGAAGAAGGGTTATACCCCCGCTGGTCTGGTAAGTACTTATACAACGAACGCCAGCAGATGGATACCTCGACCTGGGCTTTGGTCTATCAACAGCAAGATGTTTCTGATGATGCCATCTTCGACCCGGTATGTGTCCGTGGCTCGGTTGATGGAATGCGTAAGTCCGGCAGATTAACCCCCGGTTCTCCACAACATCCAGTAAACCTCAATGGTTTTATTACCGTCTGCGGTCTAGACCCGGCTATGGTCGGTGATACTGCGGTGGTCTGTTATGCAATAGACCCTACCTCACATAAGCGGTACATTGTCGACGCCTATAAGGTCACTCGTCCGACCCCGGCGATGATTCGCCAGTTGATATTTGACTGGACTAGCCTCTACCAACCCAGTGAGTGGGTAGTAGAGAAGAACGCCTTTCAATCCTTCCTTACGCAGGATGAAGGTATTAGACATCACCTAGCAAATCGTGGCGTCATCTTACGTGAGCACCATACGGGCGCTAACAAATGGGACTCCGGATTCGGTGTGGCTTCTATGTCCACCCTATTCGGTACAAAACAAGCCGATGGCAAACACCATCGGGATAACTTAATACATCTGCCATCTGACCAGACAGAGAACGTCAAGTCGCTCATTGAGCAACTGGTGACCTGGTCTCCAACCACTAAGGGTAAGACCGATATGGTGATGGCGCTCTGGTTCTGCGAGATTAGAGCACGCGAAATTCTTAACCGTGGTCAATATCAAGCACACCATCTGAAAAACCCCTTCCTCTCTCGCGCCGAACGTGGCAAGAGATTGGTGGTAAACATTGACCAACTGCTTGAGGAACAGCAGCGTACATTCATCTAAGGAGAAAGAAATGGCAGCAAAAAAGAATCAAAGAACATTTAAGGCTTTGAAAAAAGCAGAAGTAAAAGCCATTAAGTCCGGAGCCAAAGCGGCAAAAGACCCAATGACTATGAGCAAGGCTGCTCGTAATTCAGGACAACTTGCTAAAGAATTTAACCAAGGTTACATCTCTGGCAAACAAGATATGGCAAAGTTTAAGCGTGCCGCAGCAAAGAAAAAGGCAACAACAGAAGCAAGTAAAAGTGTAAATGCTAAATTTACCGGAATGGGCGCCCGTGATGCTGCTGCCAAAAAAGAACGTATTGTAGAACGTCCTGGACCTATTGGTCGTGCATACGATAAGGGACAACGTGAATACAAAAGAGATGCAGCAACAGCAAATCGCGCTAAGAAGAAGTCGAAGTAATGCCCGGTAAGAAAAAGACTCTTGATGATTTTCTTAAGGCAGGAAAGCGACCGCCTACTAAAGGTAAGAAGGCTCCAGCAGACTACGATGTAGTCGATAAGAGTATGGGATACAAGAAGACCACAAAGAAAAACCCATTACCAACAAAGATTAAGAATAAGTAAGGAACTAATATGCCAACACCAAAGAAACCAAGCAAGAAAGCAGCAGCAGGAGCACGTCGTTCTGATTATGCAACAAAAGGTGTAAAAGAGGGAGTATCCCTCTCTCGTACAAAAGCATCAGGCGATGATATATATAAGAGCCGTTTGCGAACAAGTGGAGAAATGGGAACAAAAGCAACTAATAGACAACGAAAAGCATACTATACTGGTATGAATGTTGGTCTAACTTCTGTCAAACAAGAGGCAGCAACAAGAGCACGTACTAAACCTGTCAAACAAGACGTTGCGGCAAAGTCACGTGCTAAAAAGAAGTCCAAATAAAAGTCTAAGTAAGGAACTTCATTGTTAACAGTCAAAGAGTTAGCGGCTAAGGTATCGCGTCTACAGACGCGCTATGCTGCCCGCGACCAACGGATGCGCGATGTCCTATCCGTCCGTCAAGGTGATATTGGCAAGGTTTATCCTACGATGTTCAGTGAGGATTATCCAAAGCCTCTTGTCGCTAACTTTATTGACGTTGCCGCACGTGACCTCGCTGAGGCTATGGCACCACTGCCATCGTTTAACTGCTCGGCTACCAATATGGTATCTGACTCAGCACGTAAGCAGGCTGATACCCGTACCCGTATTGCCAACTACTACTCCACCGCATCTGAGTTACAAATTCAGATGTATGCGGGAGCAGACTGGTTTAATACCTACGGTATGTTGCCAGGTATTGTAGAGATTGATTACGAAACTAACACGCCAAAGATTCGTCTCCTTAATCCTTTTGGTACTTATCCAGAGATTGACCGCTTCGGTCGTTGCATCTCCTTAACTCAAGTCATTACTACTGATGCAGAATCATTAGCATCTCAGTATCCTGAGTTCTACGACCAAATTGTCGGCAAGAATCAGTACACCTCTGGCTCACCATATATCGATATGGTTCGTTACCACGACAAATATCAGGACGTTCTCTTCCTGCCTAATCGTGGCAACCTCGTTCTTTCTCGTACACCTAACCCAGTAGGTAAATGTATGGCACGTGTTGCCACCCGTTACTCTATTGACGGTGAGGCACGTGGTCAATTTGATGATGTTCTAGCGGTACAACTTGCTCGCGCTCGTTTCGCTATCCTCCAAATCCAAGCCGCAGAAAAAAGCATCCAGGCTCCTATTGCCATTCCACAGGATGTGCAAGAGTTAGCGCTCGGTCCAGACGCTATCTTGCGTTCTGCTAATCCCCAAGCGATTCGTCGTGTACCGCTAGAATTACCAAACAATGTCTTTGCAGAGTCTGGTGTTCTCGAACGTGAACTTCGTATGGGTGCTCGCTACCCAGAAGTACGTAGCGGTAATATCGACGCATCTGTCGTAACCGGACGTGGCGTACAAGCGCTACAAGCAGGATTTGATACGCAGATTAAATCTGCACAAGCACAGTTTGCCCGTCTCTTCACAGAACTTCTTGGCCTATGCTTTGAAGCAGACGAGAAAATCTTTGGCGATATGCAAAAGAGTATTCGCGGCATTGATGATGGTACGCCCTATATCTTGAAGTATGTCCCATCACGCGACATTAAGAACGATTATGCCATTGATGTACGTTATGGCATTATGTCCGGAATGGACCCAAATCGCGCAGTGATTGCCTTGCTACAAATGCGTAGCGATAAATTAGTTTCCCGCGACTATGCTCGTCGGGAACTTCCTATCGACATCAACGTTACCCAAGAGGAGCAACGAATTGACATCGAGGAAATGCGTGACTCGCTTAGAGTCGCAGTGGCACAATATGCCCAAGCAATCCCTTCACTGGCGGCAAATGGTCAAGACCCATCTGAGGTTATCAATCGTATTGCAACCGTGATTCAAGGCCGCCAGAAGGGTCAACAATTAGAGACAATCGTTGAGAAGGCGTTTGCGCCTGCACCTCAACCAGCACAGCCAATGGCTCCCGAAGTTTCAGCAGCAGGCGCGGCCCCCGCGACTGCCTCGCAGGTTCCTCCAACTCCACAAGAAGGTGCGGCCCCTGCTGCTGAACAACGTCCCGATATAGCACAGTTACTAGCCGCCATTGGCGGAGCAGCGTAGGAGGTGTAAAGATGAACAAAGGTGGACGCGCAGCAGCGATGGTATCCAAGCCTGTAGAAGGGCCAAAGAACGCCCCGATGCCACAAGGCGGAAAGGTCGAATTTGGTTACGCACCAGCAGGCCGTAAAGGCAAGAAGGCTTAAATGATTATCCGACTAGAGCGTACAGGAAGGCACAAATGAGTCAACCTGTACGCCCTATTCACGTAGCACTAACGTTTGTTATTTTTTTATATAACTTAATTATGTCTGTCGCGGTATTCTTCAAAGAGATTGCATACCTGCTGACTAACCACGCTAATTATGAATTTGATTTACATTCCCGTATAGATGAACTACACGAAGATTTAGAGAAATTATTAGAGGAGGACTTATGAGCCAGCCTATGAATCCACGCGCTGGAGTCGCAGGTCCAGGAAAGTTCTCAAAGAGAACAGATACACTTCCTTCTGCATACTATGGTGAGGGTGTAGAGACCGCTGCTATCAATAGCGGTGCTGCTAAAGCAAAAACTCGCGGTATTGCAGATAACGTTGGTGGACGTCCTGCCAATCCTGCAACTCCAGTTGTTCCACTATCAGCACCATCACAACGTCCTGAAGAACCTATTACCACTGGAATTGATATGGGTGCAGGAGCAGGTTCCGAGGCGCTAGGTATGCCAATGCCAACAGTAAAGATTTCTGACACCTTGGCAAAAATGATTCCTTATGATTCTACAGGCGAAGCCGCAATCCTTTATCAACAATTTCTAGCAAAAGGTATGTAGTGTCAACTAATCTTAATACTGCAGCGCTACTGGCTGGATTGTCAGAAGAAGAACGTCGTCAGGTTGAAGGTCTCAACAAGACCATCTCTGCCCACAGAACTCTCTCAAATCTTCCACAAGAGGTGGCTCAGCAAAAGTTTAATTCGTATACACAAGAACAACAGAACGCCCTGCGTCAAACATTTGGCGAAGACGAAGTAGTGCCTAAGAAGCGCGGATGGCTAGGAACTGCAGGATATTATGCTTCACGTCCAGTGGTAGTTCCATTCCAAATTGCCGGTGCTGCCTCAAACTTGATGACAAGAATATACCGAACAGGTGTGCTTGCCTCTACTCAACCATTAAATCTTGCCCAAGCCTGGGAAACATCCGGCAAAGATGGAGAGAAACTATTTAATCCAGAGCGTATCGAAAAGGCACGGTCTAGATTTGGTAATGATGAAATTGAAGTAGCAATGAAGATAGCCAGTGGCTCATCTTATGACAGCATCATTACTGACCCTAATGCACCTACAGCACAAAAAACTATAGCATCACGGATTAAGAATAATGACAAAGAGGCAAAACTCTTTCAAGATACTTTAGATTCCGTCCAGGCTGCTAAGTATTCTCCAGGCCGTCAGGTAGCAAACCTTGTTACTCCAGAACAACTCGAAGGTTCTGGATTCTATTATCGTGCAGTATCTGGCGCAGTAGATGCAGCATATCGAATCTTTGCTGACCCGTTCCTTCTCTTGGGTAAGGCAAAGAAAGCGATAGATGTATCTCGCTATTCACTTGATGTGCTTATGGGCAACCAAGGCAAAACAAAGTGGTGGCAAGTAGGACCATTTAACCCGCAGTCGATTGACGAAGTATTTGAGCGTACTCCAGTTCGTAACTTTTGGGATGCCTACGGAGTAGAACTTAACGCTTACAAGTTGGCAAAAGAAGCAGGAGATAATACCGCTCAGGTAGCAGCAAGAAATAATCTTGCCAGAATTGCACCAGAGTTTGGTCCTTCTGTTATTGACGAGTTTATCTCATTGCCTGCTCCTATTAAAGATGCAGACTCTGCTAAGGCATACTTCAAGAACTCAACACAGGTTTTGGAAATACTCAAAGGACAACCTGGCCGTACTCGCGTCTTGATGCCACGCTTAGATGCACGACGACGAACACGCATTGCTTTTTACACCACAGCAAACAAGTTGGTTGATATAGATAAATCTGGAAATCGATTTGTCAACGATTTGTATTTTGGTGCCCCTGCCACTAACGACGGCATTGTAGAGAAATTAGTTGATGAGGCTCAACGTAAAGAAGTTGTAGCAGGATTAAAGAAGTTAAAGGGTAAGAGACGAGAGATATTCTACTCTTCCGCTGCCGTTCAATATCGTATTGATAGGTTTAAGGCAAAGTTTTCTCCTATCCCAATGTTTGATAATGGCTCCTTCGATGTTATGGGTAAGGATGCTTCAGAGCAAATTTATCGCTTATCTCGACTAGCACTTCCTCAGTATTACTCTAAGAGTATTCGTGAGGCTTTTGTCGCTGGAACTGAAGGTGAGCGTAAAGAGATTTTCTATGGTCTATGGCAAACCATAGCCGACTTCCGTGGTATGAATATGACCGAAGGCGGTCGTGAACTGACACGTTTACTATCTGGAAAGTATGCAGCGTCCTACGCTGCCACAGCAGATAGACTGCTTCCAGATGGAACCACTAGCCAATATAATCCATCAGTATTTAGAACACAAAATGGTGCTGATGAATCGATGGCACTTATTCCGTCCCAGTTAAGTTCTTTTGTGAGCGCACCAAGCATTAAAGACATTGACAGGTTCGCTGCACGTAGTGGCTTGGGTAATGCTTTCTCTTTTGGCAGCAAAGCCTGGGTAGAGAAGATGACATCTTACTGGTCATTCCTTACTCTGGCGGGACCACGTTACGCCCTTCGTAATGCTACTGAAGACCTAATGGTTCACCTTGCTATTGGTAACTCTCCTTGGGGATTAGCCAAGGCAAAAGTACTTTCGACCCGCTTGAGAACTGCAGCCAAATACAGCGCAGAAGGCGGAAGAATCTCACGTATAGCAGCAGACCCACTGGGTGTTGTCAACCGTCTTGTACGTGCGAAAGACCGAGCGAAGTACCAGCAGTTAATGAAAGATGCTGGTGGAGATATCCAGAAAATGCGTGGAGTCCTTGCTACCGCAGTATCTGAATCTAAACTTGGACGTATGGGTATAGTTCTTGCCGATGATGAGGCAGAGTACCTTAAAGATATTATTCTTAGTGGAAACATTGACAATGCTCTAGCAGATGTTGTAGAGGGTGGAAAGAATCTATTTACTGGTTCGGACTTTGCGAGCAGAGCATTACTAGATGAGCGACGTTTTGGCAGAATGTCTGCATTAAAGATAAACATTCCGGCCAGAACCAAGTATAAAAGAGGAACAGGCTTTGCTAACGTAGCGCCACTTGCTAATACCGGTAGTCAAATATCCTGGATGCTTGGCATTAACTTCTGGGCTAATGACAGAATCGGCGCTCTTGCTATTGCTAACCTTGATAATGAGGCATTGGCAATAATAAAGATTAAAGAGGCTTTGAATAGCATACCTGGTCTTACCGACAGATTCCGACTCTATGCACCTGGAGTTAATGGAACTATAGACGACCACGCTCAACGCATTTATGACGCTGCTAAACAACTCTTTGTCAAGCAAAATGGTAAAGACTTGAATATAGAACTATTAGACAAAGTTCGTAAAATAGACGATGTTACTGGTGAGTATAAGGTTGCTGGCGAATTAGGATTAGATGACCTACCAACTAATGCCGCAGATGCTCCTCTCTATATCAACGGACCAACGTTAGTTCCTGTAGCAGATACCGATAACTACACCGCCTCCATTATGGAGCGTGGATGGGATTGGTTTGGAGAGCAGAACGCACGGTTCTCCAGAGAACCAATGGTTCTCCAAGAAATGATTAAAGTCCGTAGAGAGATGGACGAAACTGGATTTTACAACGCCTTTATCGCTGCTCATACCAAGGGAATTACTGACCCAAAGGATTTAACAAAGGCTACAGAAAAAGCCAAGGCTAAGGTGTCAGAAATTATTGAAGAGCGTGCGCGAGCACGGACCCTTGCCTATGTGGATAATCCATTATTGCAAAGCCAGTTAGCGTTTAACTCACGTAACTTTGCTCGTTTCTACCGCGCTACTGAAGACTTCTATCGTCGTGTGGGACGTGTTGTTCGATACAACCCAGAGGCAATCTCTCGTATTGCTATCACCTATGAAGGTATTGCACACAGCGGTTGGGTACAGAAAGATGACCAAGGTGAACTTTACTTTATCTATCCTGGTCTTACCCCAGTCTATAAGGCTATGACAACAGTACTTACCGCATTTGGTGTACCAGCGTCATTTAGGATTCCGACTCCGGTTGAGTTCGGCGGCAAACTTAATATGATTACGCCATCAGCAAACCCAGAATCTCTGATTCCTACCTTTGCTGGTCCGGCAGCAGCGTTTCCTATTAAGATTGCCGAGAATCTTCTTAACACAGTATTTGACAAGCCAGCCTGGGCAGACACTTTAGTACGTACCACTCTTGGTAAATATGCTGAAGACCAACCCACAATCTCTGCACTGCTTCCTGCACACGTTAACAAGGTCTATGGCCTGCTTAACAAAGACGAGCGTAACTCTCAGTATGCCTCTGCTTTCCGCAAGGCTGTAACTTATCTTGAGGCTACCGGACACGGAGTAAAACCACGCTACGCTGCAGATGGCAGCCTTATTCCAGCATCGGCTGGAGAGTTAGAAGACTATCGAGAGAAGTTGCGTTCAGCAACTATGGCTATTCTTTCTGCTCGCGTTCTTTACGGTCTATTTGCACCAGCATCTCCGCAGATAATGCTCAAGTCAGATATGGCAGACTGGGTACGAGACAACGGTACTGCTAACTGGAAGCAAGGTTGGAACGCTGTTCTGGCTAAGAGCAACGGCGATATTGACAAGGCTATGGAAACCTGGATTAAGTATAATCCAAAGGACCTGCCATTTACCATTACTGAATCAGAGCGTTCGACAGTAGCGCTTGTTCGCTATGCAGATGCTTCCGGACGTTTCGTAGAAGAAAACGATGAACTCTTTAACAAGTACCCACAAGGTGCAGCCTTCCTTATTCCATACGAAGGTGACTTTTCCTGGGACGCATACCAGACTATGCGACGCGAGGGTCTTCGTTATAGCAAGCGTATGGATGACTTCTTGCGTGAAGTCCAGACAGCAAACGACTTGCAGGTCTACTACAGCAACAAAGAAAACTACGAGACTGCTTTAGAAAACTCACTCTCCGACTTCCAGCGCAGACAATATCGTGAGCGATGGAAGGCGTGGTCAGATGACTGGAAGAATACACATCCTCTCATCCAGGAAGAATTGGCCCAAGGCGGTCAGCGAGAGATTGAGCGCAGAAACTCATTGCTTGATTTAACCAATATGCTCAATGACCCAACAGTCACGGTACAGCCAAAGACTAGGGCAGCACTAACAAAGATGGTTAATATATACAACGATTACGTTAATGCAAAGACACGTTATGCCACATTTGGTGCAGTAGGCTCACGCTTATCTGATTCATTACTGGCAGCAACTATTACGCAAATGAAAGAAATTGCAGCAACAAACTCTAATGCTGATGCGGCATACAACGTATTATTCTCAAGGTTATTGGATTAGGAGTATAGATGGCACAGCCGCAGATTCCTGCTAATCAACAGTGGCAGGGTGGAGCAAGCACACAGCCTTCCACAATGTCACAGACAAACAACCTTAACCCGGATAAAATTCTCCAGGACTTCTTAAAACTACCTCCTGGATTGAGAAAGTTTTATTCTCAAGCATTAAAAAACGCTGACTATTCTGTTGGTAAAGTAACTGGTGCTCCGACCCCACGCCTTATCCAAGCATACCTTCAGGCTCAGGCAGATTTTGAAAACTACCGCACAGCATCTGGACAGCCAGGACTAAAGTTTGAGGATTATCTAACCACCATTGATGTTAGTGCAGAAGGTGGCGGAGATGGTCAACCACGGGTTCGTAGAGATGTAACTGTATCTACACCAGAGACTGCGGCAACACTTATTGAAAAGATAATGCAAGACCTTGTTGGCCGTGGCCCAACTAACGATGAACTGAAAAAATATACATCAGAGTTAATAGCAGCCCAAAAGGCTAGGCCGCAAGTAACAACTTATTCTACCTCCGGAGATACTGTTACCTCGATGACTACTCCTGGACTAGACGAGCAATCATTTCTCATTGAACAAATATCAGGAACAGATGAAGCAAAGGCACAAAAAGTCTTTTCCTTCTACGATGTATTTAAGAAAGCGATTGGTGCTTCGTAATGGCTCAACGTCCTAAAGGTACATACGTCAGCCAGGTCATCAATCCTGGAATCCAGAAGAATATTCCTGCTGGTGTTGTCGACGTTGTATATAGCAGAAACGGTGAGGCCGTTGGTTATATGCGTGATGGCGAGTTTTATGAATTAGGAACAAAACCAAAGGCTAAGAAGTCTGCAGCCAAAAAGCCACGTGTTGTTGACAATGTACCTACTATCAACGACGAGAAAGCAGCAAGGTCTGAAAGAGACACGCTAAGCAAGAAACTTGCTGATATGGAAATTAAAGGCGAAGAAGGAACTCCTGCTTATCAGGAAACTATGGACGCCTATGAAAGAGCACAAGAGCGAGTTGACACTATTGAAAAGGCTCTTTCTAAATATCGTGGCGAGAAAAAAGCCGCAAGAGAATCTCAAAGAAAAGAGCGAGACGCCAGAACAATAGAGGCTGAGCGTAAAGATGCTGAGCGTCGTGGCGATACTGCTAAGGCAAAAGAATTACAGCGAGAACTAAGTGCTATGGGTGCTACTCCAACTGGAGAAGAATCCAGAGAGCCAATGGTTGGCACTGGAGTTACAGTTGCAGGAGGTGGCACCACAACCACCAAAGCAGGCACCACTGGAAAAGGTGGAACTGGTGGTACTGGCGGCACAGGTAAGAAGGAAGCCGCTAAGGCAGGTGCCAAAAATGCACCTAAGTACGGCATAGATGAAATCTATGGAATGGTACAAAGCGCTTACGGTCCTATTGATATTACCTTCAAGACCGACCCAGAACTTCGTGACCTACTTTTCAAAGCAATCGGCAAAGATGCTGTACCTGGAAGTAAAGATGATTACACGCCACAGCGATTTCTCAATGAGTTGCAGCAAACTACTTGGTGGCAGAAAAATGCTGGAGAATTACGTCAGCGTCAGTTCTACAAAAACCAATACGAACAACTACGCAAGACTGCAGACCCAGATACTGCTGCACGTTTAGACCAAACCAGCGAATATGGCAGAGGTCTTGCTTACACCAAGCAACGTATCTCTGATGCCGCTAAGCAACTTGGTGCAACAATATCTACTGATGAGTTAGACATCCTTGCCAGAGACATCTATGACCTGGGATATGAAGACAAAGGCGCTATGGTCTCTGCTGCTATCCGAGGTAAGATTAAGTATTCTCCCGGAGCAGTAGTAGGAGGACAGGCTGGAGAACTTCTCCGAGATTTAGAGAAAACTGCTGCAGCGAATGGAATGGACCTACAGAAGCAGTTTGGTAATAGCATCCAATACTGGTTACAGAATATGGCTCAAGGAGAATCTGTAGAAACATACAAGCAGATTATTCGAGAGCGTGCCAAGATAGGTCTACCAGAAAAGGTTGGCTCATTACTGGATAAAGGTGTTGACCTAGAAACAATCTATGACCCATACCGTCAGACTATGGCAGCGGTATTAGAAATCAATCCAGAAACTATCAAGTTAGATGACCCAACATTACGAGCAGCGATTGGTCCGGATAAGGAGATGACGCTTTTTGATTATCAGCGCAATCTTCGTAAAGACCCACGTTGGCAATATACAAACAACGCTCGTCAAGAGGTTTCCTCTATCGCTCAACAAGTTCTTCGTGACTTTGGATTTCAGGGGTAATAATGGCTGAAGATTATATGGGTGTTCCAGGATTAACCTATGAAGGTCAACAAGAAATGTATCAACCTGGAGATACTGAGCCTAGAATCATAACTGGCAATGACCGTCCTTTGGCACGCGGAAAGTCTGGCAAGACTGTTGCTAAAGAAAACGCCATAGCAAGTAGATTAGCAGGCGAAGAAAAAATATATACCGCTACAGATGGAACTCAATTTACTGACCAAGGCGCTTTTGCTATGTACCAAGCATCTCTTAATCAAGAGAAGTTTGATACTGCCGCTGCAGCGGGAGAAAGAAAGTCAGCCTTTGCTCTCCTAAAAGAAGAGTTTAATCGTTATGGCTTAGGAGATTTAGTAGGAGATATAGAGGCTCTTACCTCAGAAGGAATTAGCCCATCTGAGTTCTCTCTTCGTCTTAGACAAACTAAGCCATATAAAGAGCGATTCAAGGCCAATGAAGCAAGAATCAATGCTGGACTATCTGCCCTATCTGAGGCTGAGTATGTTAGTCTTGAAGACCAATATCAACGCGTGATGCGTCAATATGGTTTACCACAATCCTTCTATTCAACTGGAACTACTGGACGCCAGCCAGCATTGGAACAGTTTATTTCTGGAGATGTGTCTCCTGCAGAACTTGAAGACCGAGTTCAATTAGCAGTCAACCGAGTACAGAACGCTGCTCCAGAAGTTATTAAGGCTCTCACTACTTACTACGGTGGGCCACAAGGAATTAGCGAATCTAATCTTGTCGCCTATGTTCTTGACCCACAGCGTGCTCTTCCAGAGATTCAGCGCAAGATTCAAGCCGCTGAGATTGGCGCTGCTGCTCAAGTAGCAGGTCTTGGTCTAGGAGCAATTCGGGCTGAAGAACTTGCTGCACGTGGTATTACCCAACAGCAAGCACAACAAGGTTATCAGACTATTGCTGAAGTTTTACCACAGGCCGGTAAACTTGCCAATATCTATGGTGGTAGCGACCAATACGACCAAACCGTAGTAGAGGAAGAAATCTTTGGGCTTGCTGGCGCTGCCTCTGCTCGTCGTAAAAGAAAAAGAATTTCCGACTTAGAGCAAGGACAGTTCTCACAACAGACTGGACTATCCAGTGGTGCGCTAGAACGTAATCGTTCAGGCGCCTTTTAACTAGACCTGCTTCGGACCGACCGGCCCCGAAGAGTGTAAGAAGACCGGTAGATAGAGCCATACCGTTTCCCCGAGCGACTATGAGGCTATCGAATCCAACTAGAGAAAATGGGAGAGGACTAACTATGTCCAATCAATGGGATGACGACGACGATGACGATTTCACGCCGGATGTCAATAACGACCTCGTTAAACAATTACGCAAAGCCAACAAGCAGAAGGAAAAAGAACTAGCCGAACTAAAGGCTAACTTTGAATCTCTGAATAAGGCACAACGTGAGCGTGCAATCAAAGATGTTCTATCGTCCCGTGGGATTAACAGCAAAATTGCTGCCTTTATCCCAGGTGATATTGAAGCGTCAGAAGACGCAGTATCACGATGGCTGGATGACTATGCCGATGTGTTCGGTGTAGAACAGCCAAAACAAGCGACTCCAAATGTTGACCCCAACACTGCTAAGCAATATCAGAAGATGACACAGACTGTCGAACAAGGTCTCTCACCAGAGGCTGGCGATGACATTATGCGTCGTTTGATGAACGCTAATAGCAAAGAAGAGTTGGACGCCATCATTCGTGAGTCCGGACTCTAAACCGACTAAACGAAAGGCATAACGCTAATGGCAATTCCAGGCGGGTCGATTACCTCGACCTCTTCAATTAGCGCGTTAGTACAGACCGCATACGACCAGTATGTGAGAATGGCGCTCCGCTCCATTCCTGTAATGCGTGCTCTTGCAGATGTGAAGCCAGTACAGCAAGCAATGCCAGGTTCATCGGTAGTCTTCTCAATTTACTCAGATTTGGCACAAGCCACTTCAACTTTGAGCGAGTCTACAGATGTCTCCTCCATTGCCCTAGGCAACCCATCTCAAGTAACTGTAACTCTTAATGAGTACGGTTCAGCAGTAACCACAACTAAGAAGTTGAACCTCACTTCTTTCAACGATGTAGACGCAGCACTTGCTGACATCATCGCCTACAACGCAGCAGACAGCATCGACAACGTAGTTGGACAGGTCCTCTCCGCAGGAACCAACGTCATC